AAAGAGTTTCTTTGATTTTGTATAAATAAGGCCGCAGAGATATAGGAGATCGAAAGAATGTATACAATTAAAATTAATGTCTTTGAATTTAAGAAAGTTAAAGACAAAGAAGATGAAAAGGTTTTAAAAGAGACCCTTTATATAGAAGGAGGAAAATTAAATTTTAAAACTTATTATAATGAATCTGATGAATGTTCTAAAAATACTTTGGTCGATATGTTCGCCAGGGAAACATTTAATAAAGCAGCCACGTGGATTATTAATCCTAAAGATGATCCTTTAAGAATGTTGCTTATTGAATATTGGAATATTAATGATGGTTATAAAAACATTATAATATTTGAATACGCCGATGTTTATATTTTGCAAAACGGGAAAACGATTGATAAATTTGTAGTTTAATTTAAAGACTTTGCGGTCTTATTAATTAATATATAGCTTAAAGAATTCTTTGATTTATTGATCTGTAAAGGAAAATTATCTGGACGCGGGTTCAATTCCCGCCAGCTCCACGATTTCCCGAAAGGGTCGTCATTTTAAAAGTAACTTACAAATAGCAAGATGATGCTTCCCGGAACTCTGATCATATAGTACAACTCCGGGATCACGGGGCTGACCTGGTTTCGACAGGTAATAAGTACAATACAGGGAGAATCATTGATTTATATTAACTGGCAAGGTAATAAACTTGCATGAGGTAAATCTGCTTAAAACAGCAGCTTAACTGATTAGCAGGAGCGAAGTAAAGTAACTCCTGCTTTTTATTTGATAATCAGTAACTTATAGAATTATATTAAAAACATTTGAAAAAAATAGTTGAATTTAAATGTTTTATAACATATTTTTTTTATAACTTCGCATTTATAGTTTTTTGAAATAATGAAAAAGGAGTTTCGACACAGTTCTTCCTTTCCTGATTGTATCGAGGATAAAAAAAACAGAGAGACAATAAATAGTATGAATGAACAAGTGTGGTGAATTTACAGTTTATAGCCATGACCTGCATATTGGAATAAATAATCATTCATCCGGAAAACAGGGAACGGTTGCTATTTTTGTCTGAATTAACATTTATATTGTTAATTACCCTGGAATAGTAACATGCAGGGATAAAAACTGAAAAGAAAAACATATGCAATTATATACATATATAAAACTAAACCCATACATACATATATATATATAAATAAATAGATAAATACATATATACATATTAACATATGTAAAAATAACATTATTGAATCATAGCAAAAAGTTTCTTTACTCTAAAAAAAAGATTTAGTTATTATAAAGAATAAATTCAATAGAAGTGAATAAATTAAAAGTAGGTGGCAGACCTAAAAAATTTACAAAACCTGAAGATCTCGCTAAAGCGATAAACGAATATTTTGATAATACACCTTTCGATGAATATTCAATTACCGGTCTTTCACTTATTGTTGGTTCCAGACAATTAATCCAGGATTATCAAAACAGGGATGAATATAAAGATATAATTATTCGTGCTAAATTAATAATAGAACATAGTTACGAAATGTCATTGCGTAAATCAAAACAGACTGCAAGTAATTTTATTTTCGCTCTTAAAAATTTCGGATGGACTGATAAAACCGAGATAGAACATAGCCTGCCACAATTTGACAGGGTGCCAGATATAATAATAAATGAAAGAAACAACGGTAATAAATGATGTTAGTAAACCGCAATTAGCTGTTCTTACCAGCATGCAGCCAATTACATTATTTCTCTCTGGTAAAGGTGGCGGCAAATCGCATTTTAACGGCATCAAATCACTGCAATTTATAAAAAAGTTTCCTCATGTAACCGGATTTATCGGTGCAAACACTTATGATCAGCTTAACACATCAACAATGTTTCGTATCCGTGAATGCTGGAAATCAATGGGGGTGAATGAATACACGAAGAATAATCCCGGCGGGCAATATGTTATCGGAGTATCTCCTCCTCCTCATTTTAATACCGAACATCATAATTTTGATAAGTATTTCAATATTGTCTCGTTTGTTAATGGTGCTATTATTTTTATTGCTTCGCTTGAGAATGCCAAGTCACATGAAGGGAAGGAATTTGCCTGGGCTATTCTTGATGAGACAAAAGATACCCGTGAAGAAGACGTGAAAGAGGTTATACTTACCAGGCTCAGGCAAAAAGGTATTTATCTTGTTAATAATAAACTGGAAGACAAGGGACAGCCGGAAGAACAATATAATCCATTGTATATAACTACATCGCCAGCAAAGGTAGATTGGATAAACGATTGGTTCGGACTGAGTGATTATGCTGCTGAGATAGCCAGCAAAATATACAGCCGCACTGACTTTTTCGAGAAGATAATAAATAATCGCAAGGTAGTTATTGCGTCAAGCTATCATAATGTTCAAAATGTTGGTGAAAATTATATCCGGAATATCCTTGATAATAATAGTAAGGAACGTGGGAAAAGCCTTATTTATGGTAATCCGTTCTCGGCTACAGGTGGTGAGTTTTATACATCTTTTGACCGACTTGTTCACGTTGACGAGGTACCGGTTATTGATGATAAGCCGGTTCATGTTACTTATGACTTCAATGTTGTGCCGTACATGACATTGCTTTTATGGCAGGTAGCCGAGACGCCGGATAAGAAAACACAAGTGCGGTGTTTTAAAGAATACTGTCTCGAATCGCCACAAAATACAACCGAGGCAATAACGACAGAGGCAATGCGCGAATTTGATAAATATCTCATGAATGGGTTATATTATTACGGCGACGCATCTGGGAAGGCACGGGATCCAAGGGCTAATTTTCACAATTACGATATCGTACGGCGTGTTCTGAAAAGATATCTTAACAATTATTCTGATCGTGTGCCAAAAAGAAATCCTCCAATCATTTCGCGCCGAGACTTTATTAATGCCTTATTCGAGGGTAAACATGATATTGAAATATTAATAGATGATAATTGTAAGCATCTTATCCGGGATCTTGAATTTGTTAAAGAGGACCAGGAGGGACGCAAGATGAAGGAAGAGGCCACTGATCCCGTGAGTAAGCAGCGATATCAGAAATGGGGACATACATCTGATGCCATGGATTATTTTTTATGTATGTATTTTGAAACAATATTTGAGAAATTGTATTAATATAATTAATAAATAATAATATGGAACTAATTAAAGATTATATGATTGAGCTTATCAAAGATAAGACAAGACATAAAGATTATGATCATGTTACAAATCTGGCCAATAAGTATTACACTTATTTTTCGGGACAGGGACTTGATGAAGAATTACAGATATTCACGCCGCGTGAAGAAAAAGAATTATTCGAACAACGAAAGAATATAACAAAACATATTGTTTCTTCCGTGGCTCAGAACGTAGCCTCTGTTGAAAAGAAAGTGCCTCGCTCAAATGGTATCACTAAATTAATACAATACGAGAAGAAAGATGATAAAAAGCTTAGTGAACTCGAAGGTGTATTGAAAAAGTTCTGGGGCGATGCTTCATGGGACCAGTATATGGAGGTACGGTGGATTGAGCTGAACGACACGGATCCGAATACTTTTGTTGTATTTGAATGGGATGATTATGATAATATAAAGGAACTTTTACAGCCCAAACCATTTGAGGTATCTTCACACATGGCAATTGATTTCAGGATTGAAAATAATATCCTTGAATATCTTACTGTGATGCAAAATATAAAAATGATACATAAAGAATACCCGGATGAACAACCCAAGGATGGCGAGAAATATATTATTTACCTGAAAAAACAAACTATTGTTTATACCGAAGTATGGGAAGATAGCCTGACGAATTCTATCACACGAGGGCAGACAGTCAGGATTGGCGAATATGAATATCTGCGAGTTGAAAACAGAATATTCCGTGTCGAATATCCTAAAGAACATAATCTTGGTATGGTGCCTGCATTCCGTGTCGGATGGAATCGCGACCCGGCAACAAATGGACGCACCTTTATCTCTCCTTGGGATCGTGCCATGCCTTATCTTGAAAAGATAGTAAAAGCTAATTCAGAGCTTGATCTAACGATGGCATTACATACATTTCCACAAAAAGTTGTGATGGTTCCTAAGTGTGACAATCCGAAATGCTTCGATGGATATATTACACTGCCTGACGGCCAAAAAGATAATTGTCCTGTTTGCGGCGGTACCGGGTTGATGATACATAGATCAGCACAGGATATTATTGCCGTGCCGTTACCCAAAACAAGTGAAGAACAATTATCGCTCGATGATATAATACGTTATATTTCGACACCTATTGACCTGCCCCGTTTCCAGACTGAATATATAGAAAAAATGACCCAAAAATGTGTGCAGGTTGTTTATAATAGTGATATATTCACGCGTTCCGAGATAGCCTCAACGGCAACAGAGAAACGTATTGATCTTGACAATGTTTATGATGCGCTGTATCCCATGGCCGTACGATTTTCAACACTCTATAAATTCGGCGTGCATCTGGTGGCTAAATTAATAGACCGTGACGAAAAACTCATTGTTGTTCATTCATTCAGTAAAGATTTCCGCTTTAAATCAAAAGATGATTATATCGCTGAGCGCAAGATGGCTGTTGATGCACAGGCCCCGTCCGAGGTTCTTTCGAATATTGATCTTGAGATAATGCGTATTGATACGGCCGATAATCCGGATGATTTTATTAAACATCAAGTAATGACCGATCTGGATCCGTTCGAGGGTAAATCACATGAAGAGATAGCTTTTATTATTACCTCGAACAACGTGCCGCGCCGGCAAGTAGTTCTTTATTCGTGTTATGGTTTTATTTATGATGATATTATCATCAAACATTCTAATTTTTTCGAGATGCCGAAAAATAAGCAGGTGCAGATCCTTTATGAATATGTCGATAAGTATATCGAAGAAATAGATGCGGCAAAAACAGTAACTAAAGTACCTGAATTTAAATAAATTTAACAATATAGCCAATATATAGAATAATGTCTGATGATTTATTTAAAAAGATAAATGATTTATGGATCCGTAAGGAGAATTTCATTAACACGAAGCTTAAAACAATGGAAAAATCAGTTAATGAAATGGCTAATACGCTCCTTTCGCAATTAATAAAGGATTATCTTGGCAGGTTTGAAACCAGGAATGGTAAATTACTGAACAATACTCACAATATGTCGCTCATCAATCAACTTGAAAAACAGTTCAATAAATTTGAGAGTAAAGCCGCGTCTATCAATCTTCAGTATGGTAAAGACATGATGAAATCGGGTATTTATTCAGCTGACTATTATGCTGTTTTCCCGGGAGTGTCACGAAAGATTATCGCATCTCTTACACGTAACCTGGGATTTGTCGAACAAATGATAGGCATAAAAGACAATAAGATTATCGAAGGCAGTTATCTTGACAGGCTCAGTAAGATGCCGGAGGTGCGAGATAAAGTACGTAATTATGTTCTCTCCAATGTATCTGGTAATAATTCTTATCAATCATATCTTTCAGGTATTAAGGATTTGATTAAAGGCTCTGATGAGGTTGAGGGATCATTGCAGAAATATTACCGACAATATGCTTATGACACTTTTAACAATGTTGATGCGGCTATTAATAAACATTATGCCGAGGGCGTCGGTTTTAAATATTTTATTTACCACGGCTCGATTATAGAAACATCAAGGGCTTTTTGTCGCAAGCGTGCCGGTAAAGTATTTAGTGTTAAAGAGACAAAGAAATGGAAGAATGATCCTGACCTGATAGGTAATGCCGCCGGGTATGTTCCACTTATTGAGCGCGGGCGGTACAATTGCAGGCATTCTATTAAATATATATCTGATGAGCTGGCTTTCAGATTAAGGCCCGGATTAAAACATAAAAGAAAATGAATTTAAAATAATTAATTATTTGCATGAAAATATCTGTTGTCATGGCATCTTATCTTGGTGAATACCGCCGCGCGGCACTGAACCGCGACAAAAAAATAATACGTGCCATTGACAGCGTGATAAACCAGACATATCAGGATATCGAGATTCTTGTGATAGCGGACGGATGTGAAAAAACAGTAGAAATAGTAAAAAATTCTTATCTTTATAATAATAAAGTACGCGGTTATTTTATTTCCAAACAACCATTGTGGAGCGGTCGGCCAAGGAATGTTGGAATAGAAAAAGCAAATGGCGAATGGATATGTTATCTTGACGTGGATGATTATTTTCAGCCTGGCCATATTGAAAATATTGTAAAGCAATTGAAGCATTCTGATGACTGGGTATGGTTTGATGACCTGGTTGCAACACGTGAAGGCAAAACAAGAAGACGTCCGTGTACTTTAACTATGGGTAAATGTGGCACGAGTAATATTTTTCATCGCAAGATAGCTTTATGGGACGAAAAGGGTAGTTATGCACATGATTGGCGATTCATACGAAATTTACAGGCAGCCAGCCGAAACTATAGAAAAATCATGGCCGGCGGTTACGTGGTATGTCATATTCCGGGAAGAATTGATGCCTGATGGTATTTATATCCGTGATGGCTATCAGTCGATAATGATGACATTAATGATATTTATATATGATCATTTAAATTAAAAATTATGCCAGCACAAAGAGGGAAAGATAAAAAAGGATGTTTTTGGCGTTGGGGCTCATCGGGTAAGAAATATTATTACAAATGCGGCGACAAAGCGGCATCCACGAGAGCAAAGAAAAAAGCCAATATACAAGGAAGAGCTATTCATGTAAGAAAAAAATAATGGCTGAAATAGCAATAATAACAAGGTGTCGCAACAGACTTGAATATACTATTCAAACGATTCATCACGTGCAAAAAACGGAGACCGGCAACTGGCATCATATTATCATTGACAATAATAGCACTGATGGCACTTATCAATGGTTCAAATGGATGAGTAAAAATACCAAATTGCTCAAAAATCTATCTTATTATCATTATGATAATAATTTTGGTGATTGGGGTGGAATGCTTGCGGCACGTAAATTTATAGATAATAGTAAATATGTTGTTCAGCTTGACAATGATATTATTGTGCCTCCCGACTGGCTAAAGGCATTAAAAATAATAATAGATAAAACAGATTATCCGGTTGTTATGCTTCGGCGTGAAAATGTTTTATGGAAACTCAAGCCACTTGGTGAAGAAAAAAATATAGAAGGTTATCTTATTGCCCGCGTTGAACGTGCCGTTGCCTGTTTTATGATGAAACGTGAATTTTTTGATGAATGTTGCCAGGTAATAACACCGGAGAAAGGCATGCGAAGCAAATATATAATTTCTCAACTAGCCGGGCACAAAGTTTATAAAATATTGAATGTCAAATGTAATGAAATAGATAGCTTAACACAACGTGATTTATATAATCCTAAAAATCCCCAGGTATGGGAAAAGATATAGATTAATATGGAACGGCCTGAAATGGATATTATAATAGTCAGCAATGGGCGCAGTCCATATTTGAGAACCATAACAAAATATGCAGTTGATACATGTTCTATCTCAAGTAATCTCATACATTTTAATTATATTATTGTCGAACAACAGAAAAAAGTAAATTATCACTGGCCAGGAACACAAACGGTGCATTATGATTTTGAATTTAACTATAACCGATGCCTTAATTACGGTTTGCAATTCGCGAAAAGCAAATATATAGCATTATGTAATAATGATCTTGAATTTAAATATCAGTGGGCAGAAAATATTATAATGGCAATGAAAGATAATTATTTAAGCGCTTCACCTGCAGACCGACATTACCGCCGACGGGAGAATGAACCTGCCATTTATGGTATTGAGGAGGGATATAAAATAGCCAAACAATTGAATGGATGGTGTATTGTTATTAATCGCAAATTACTTGATTTTATTGGTAAGCTCGATGAAGGTGTCAAGTTCTGGTATTCAGATAATATTTATGGTGACCAGTTAAAGTCCGGGGATATCAAACATATACTTGTTAAGCATAGTATTGTTCGTCATCTGGGCAGTCGCACACTTCGTGCCGGGAAATACAGGGATTTAATGCGAAAACAATATAAAAATTATATAAAAGCAAGAAAGAAATATTATGAAAATAGGCATACTAACAGCCGTATGGCAACGGCTAAAGATATTTGAAATATTCGCGACAGGAGTAAATCGCCTGCGGGATCAATTCGATATTACACCTGTTGTCGTGGGCAGTGAAGGTGAGGTAAGCAAGAACCTATGCAAAAAATACGGATTCTTGTATCTTGAACGTCCTAATTATCCGTTGGGCAGGAAATTTAATGCCGGGTTGCAGGTATTTAAAATATTCCATGTCGATTATGTAATTGTAATGGGAAGTGATGATCTTATATCGAATAGTCTCATTGAAGCATATATGCCATATATGAAAAGAGGACGCGACCTGATAGGTATTCTGGATATTTATTTTTATGATATACGTGTGAAACAACTGCATTACCTGGCGGGTTATGGCAATCGACCGCAGGATAAGCACCGCCGGGGCGAACCACTTGGCCTTGCGCGGTGTATTAGTAATAAAATGATTAATCTTGTAAACTGGCATCTTTGGGATAATAATGTCAACAAAGGACTGGATTGGACCATGTGGCAAAATCTCCGAAAAGTGCGGTGCAAACCCATTACGATAAGACTCACGGATATTAATTCTTTCGCAGTTGACCTGAAGAGCGGGCATAATATATGTGATTTGGGAATATACAGAACTATAGAGGTTGATGATAAAATCATGAGACAATCACTTTCAAATAAAGAATTAAAATTAATAGATGATTATACTATTTTATCCGGATCCTCTTGACAACTATAAACGTTATTCAAGAGTATTGCGTATTCTTGAAAATTGCGAATGGGTGGATTTTCACAATGATCCTTCAAAAGCCTATGACCTGCATATATTCTGGAGTTATACGCGTGACAGGATAGAACCGCCGGAACTGACATTGAAGGATAAAATAGTACTTAACCGTGGCTGCTGGGATATAAGTAAAAAGAAAGTGAACAAGATATTTAATGACATAAGCATTGATCCTCGAACACATAAGGGTATAGCCGTTGAGAAACGGGAATGGCAGGGAGGTCATAAATGGCATAGTATTGTTAAATGTCCTCGTGAGCCGAAGCCGGGATATATTTATCAGCGG